CCCCCTGCACTCGTTGCAATAATAACAGAAACTGTAATAGCCCCAGCAGAGAGCTTTCCTCTAAATTGATTAATTGTGAATGCAAAGGGAGAACTTAGTAGTAAATAGACAGGAGTAAATCCAGAATCCAGTTCATCTCCATATTGTCCTGAAATTGCAAAAACTACATCAGTGTTAACTGTCGTAGCCACAATATTAGTAGTTGAGATAGCCGGAGTATGAATATTTGACGTAGCCGTTACCGTGGCACCGGTAATGGAGGTGGCAGAAAGCTCAGGGGTATGAATCCGGGTTGTTGCAGAAACCGTTGATGCAACGATGCTTGTGGCAGAGATAGCCGGGGTATGAATGTTTGACGTGGCCGTGACTGTGGATGCCTGAAGATCCGTCACAGAAATCGTGGGGGTGTGGATATTGGATGTGGCTGTGACTGTGGCACCGGTAAAAGCGGTAGCAGAGACAGTGCCGGAGATTCCGAGGTTTCCGGAAGCGTCAAGATATACAGATTTTCCTGCGGGATATCCACAGAAGACAACCTTGGTTCCGGCGGCAAGATCGACGGCGGATCCTGCATTGGAAGATGCCAGAATGGTATCACGGGACAGGGTTGTTCCGGCTGCCGTGTATGTGCCAAGGCCAACTTCCCAGTCACCTGTGGTATCATCAGTGATGACATAGTAAGTCGTGTTGCCATCTCCGATCTGGGAAAAAGTGTCAAAGCCAGTGTAGGAACCACTCAGGGTGAGAGTCCCTGTTCCAGTTGTGGTTGTCTGCTGCTTTACTCTGTCCTTGACGACGAGAGCCATACCGAGGCCCTCCTATTACGTCAGACGGATGATGGCTGTCGTGGCCGCTGCGGCTGGGAACTGAACGGTGAAAGTACCGTTTTCCACAGTCTTGTCTCCACCAAAATCAAGGACTGCTACGGCAGTGTTTGATCTTGAAGAGTTATAGATAAGGGCACCACGGGTAGTAAAGGTGGCTGATGTCCATGAGCTATCGCTGAAATCTACAATGGCTACAGAGCCATCCGTAGTTACAGTGACGCCAGTCAGGATGTTTCCACCGGCTGTATACCCGGCACCGGAGACTTCTGCTGAAGTGCTATAGACCGTGGTACCGTTGCTCAGAGAAGCTACGCTGGTAAATAGGGCAATCTTGAATGTATCTGCATCAAAGTCCTGCTCACCGAGGAGAACTTCCTTCTTGAATGAAATGCACATTCCCTGTGAAATAGCCATTGTTTGTTTAACTCCTGATCTTTACAGTACCACCTTGAATCGTTCCAGTGATATTAGTTAAATATACCACCTCGTTAAGATTTGAAACAAACGTGGTCATTGAGGGATTCCATTCTGTTGGATTGGCCGTAACCGAAACTTCCGGCCGGGCATCCCATAGAATTCTGCGGGGTCCAATACGAGGGGCCTTGTTCTGTGGATGATTCTTGAGGTCATATGCTCCATCAGTCTCGGAAATGTGGACAACCATTCCGGTGCTTTCCTTGACTCTTTCATCATAAGGAAACCGAAAACCGGAGCGGTCACTGATGAACCAAGGTGATTTTTTATACATCAGACAACCCGGAGATAGGGGACAGCCCTGAATGATGCACGCTCTCGGTCTTCTTCCATGGCATTCATCAGGGCTTCTTCATAGATCTGCTTCAGAAACTGAATCCTGTCACCGGGGACACCGGGACGTTTGATTGCCATATGATAGGCCAGTCCATAGATCAGACAAGGAAGAAACCGGAAGGGGACATCGGCAGTGTCCACGGACTTCGTGAAGTCTTCATACCGGCTGACATTCCAGTACCGGAAAATATCTGTTGAATTGTCCGGGACGGGCCAGAGATAGACCGTGATGTTGTCCCGTTTACGGTGGACTGCATACTGGATTGCACGCCCGGAAGTGCTCTTGTTTGGAAGCTCTTCGTATTCCTCCATGGAAATACGGGTCATCTCGATGTCATTCCCGTTGCGTCTCAGAGTGGCTTCGGTGATGTCAATGATGGATGAGTCAAGGTCATATGAGGCAACACCGTTGCTGACAGTCTGAGTGCCAAGCCCGGTCTTCCAGAGGAGGATACCACGGTTTTGCCAATCGGTGAGAATCAGGTTAAGACTGCGGCGGGCAGACTTGGGCTCCTTGCCTAGGTCCGCTTCACCACCGATCATGTCTAGGGCCTCATCAATGATTTCATCAATGTCCATGTTAAATGTGGTAGTTCCTGATGTCGTCATGATTAAGCCTTTCTAAAACGTGCAGTCTTCTTGGCAATGCTTCGGGGCTGTCTTACGTGTTGCTTTGTGCCTCTACGCTTTGCCTTGGTTGTGGCGGCATACTCTGATGAACTGAGGGCCTTGATGGCTTTCTCCGGGAGGTATCTTTCCCCGGTTGCTTCAGGTCCCTGCGTTGATGGCTTTCCGGATTTTGTCCGCCATTTCTGCTTGGTCCATCTCTTCAAACTTTCCTGCGGCTTTCTTAGGGCCATTACTTGTAACCACCACCGGCTTTCTTGTATTCTCTGGCAAGCATCTGGGCTTTTCTGGCGGACCATTCTCCGGGCTTACCGCCCTTGCCTCCAGCCTTGATGCTCTCAAAGAGTCTCTTTCGCATCGTAGGCTTCGTGTAGTTACCAGCTTCATTCACACGGGACACTGAGCCTCCCTTCCGGTATTTCTTACCGGAGACAAGCTGCTTTGAAATCATGCCCCGTGAAATGGCCATTCTTAGACACCAACACGAGACTTGGGCATCATACGGCGTTTACCCTTGGCCTTCTTCTCAGCCATCTCCATGATGGCATAGTCGCCCATCTCTGGATCAACACGACCAGTACGCTGACCGAGAATCTTTGTGGGACCGCCTTCTGCAAAGGAAACATAGCCACCATCCCGGTACATGTCATAACGCTCACTCTTTTTACCCTTGTAGTTCATCATCAGATAAATCTCCGACCTGTTGTTTCTTCCGTGTCTTCTTCCTCGATATAGTCAGTGATTGGGCCACCTTTCATCCAAGAATCACACGTATTCTTTGCTGAGCAAACAAAATGGAATAGCGTGCAGTAACCAACTTTAGTTACATCCTCGACTTCCATCCCTGATTCAATGCAGTCAAGCATGTTTGAAGTCTGGTTGAAATAACCGCAGTTTCCACAGCGTTTGTCCATTACCTGTGCTGGACCGTAACCATGTTCCTGAATGGCTACTTCCTTGTTTGAATCATTCATGACTTCATCATGGGTGGCGACGGGGCAGGTGATTTCTACTTCCTGCTCATTAAAACACCCACAATCTTCGTCTTCTTCTTCACCTTCAATGATAACGGTAATTCTTGGCATACTCATTAACATCTCCATCTTCTTCGGGCAGCACAGATTCTCTTCTCAGGTGTCTTGGAACAATTGATTCCATGCATCTTCATCTGACCTGCGGACCTTGAACAAAAACTCTTGCGTCTCTTGGCTCTTTCCGGGCTGGGACTCTTTTCCGTTACAGCAGTCTGGAGTTTTGATCCCGGATTGGCACGACGATATTTTCTGACGCCCTTCTCAGTAAGACCGGCACCCTGAGAAGTTGGAAGCTTCTCGCCTTTCTTGACAGAGAGTTTAGGCATCTTTGCCATTAGCCTACCAGAATTGTTGCATGAGAAGAGGTGGGCATTTCTACGTAGAGACCGCCATTAAAACGGACACCATGGTCGGCAATATAAATGTCGTTCACATCATTGTTTTTTGCACTAAGGGTAAGAACAATATTACCAGTGGCGCTAGCCCCTTCTCTCAGAATAATCTTGGCTGGATCTCCGCCTGCACCATGTCCGACAAAGTTAACACCGTGGAGGCGTCCACCGGCATTGGTCAGAGTTGTGGAGGCGGAAACAAAATAAGCCTTTACATTTGTTGACATGTCTAACAATCCTTTTTATATCGACATATGCCGATGATCTAAGCCAATTATAAATAGAAAAAGGGGGAACTCCAACCGGAATTCCCCCTCTCCTTAGTCTAATGGAGATTAGACGCCTGCGTTGCCTCTCCACTGACGCCAATCACTCCAGCCGAAGCTATAACGCTCACGGGCCTTGAAGCGAAGGTTGCCGGTGTCGAAGTCTGGCTCCATCTTCGTGGCAAGGGGGGCTCTGACGAAGAGCTTCGTGCCATTGGGACAGTCGTTCCGGAGGAACCATGCGTCTGCGTCGGTGAAACGACGGTTGACATAGTAACCCTGTGGGACGAGACCAAGGTTGCGAACAGCGTTGATGTCGTTGTTCGGGCTGCTTGGACGGCCGGGGGAGGCCAGAATACGATCTGCATCGAACTGGCCATCAGGGGCAACATGAAGTGAGACTGGTGAAGCACCGATGAAGATGCCACGATCATCCTTGATCTTGTGGGTGTTGATGATGGCGGTCTCAAGGGTACCCTCTGCCAGATCGGCAGCGGTCTCTAGGTTTGACTGGTTGCCGTCGCCGACAGTGGGGTGTGCATTGGAGAACAGTGCAACAGCGTCACCACCGGGGTAGGCAGCAGAGAAACCATTGTTGTACACGTTGGCTGCCTTGACCTGCTTGGTCTGAGCCATTGCACGGGCAAGGGCACGGGCACGGATCTTGGCGAACGTGTCATAGAGGTTGTCCTCCATTGCTTCCTCAGTGACTGCGAAAGCAAGGGCGACAGTCTCGTGGGTGTAGCGTGAAGTCCATGATTCCTGAGCGGTATCGTAGACAACGGCTGAACCCTCGGCCTTGGTTGGAGCAGCACCAAAGCCGGTCATTAGCACTTCTTCCTCAAATGCACGATCTGAAGATTCGATGTCGAAGAGGGGCATATGCTCCTCGTCTACAGCGGCATATTCCAGACCGAAGATTGCATTCAGACCGGGAAGAAGCTGCTTGGCAATATCAGCACGATTAATAGCCATGTCTCAACCTCCCTTAGCTCTGTGCTGCTGAGGTGTAGGAATCGACATGCTGTACGATTCGGACCTCAACCTTGGGGTTTGCATCGCCAAAGGCATTGTCTGGAACATTGTTCAGACCGATGACCTGCAGCATTGCAGAACCAGCGGTGCGACCGGCAACCTGTAGACCAAAGCCAGAACGGCCAGTCAGGGTTGAACCTGCACCAAGGGTAACAGTGTAGTTGATACCGACGTCACCGAGTGTAACGGTGGCATCAGCCTGAACTACGTAGGTAGCCTTTGGATCGTCCATGACGATTGCAAAGGGGGAACCATCAACTGAAGACGTGCTGGCTGGCCAGTAACGACCAAACACAGGCTGCTTGCTGACGGGATCAACATACTCGACGCCCATGAGAACGCCAAGAGCATGGTCAGTGGTTGTAGTGATGACCTCAACAGTCCCGCTTGAACCAAGCTTTACAACGTCACCGGTAAACATGCTGGTGCCGAAAGCGTTGGCAATGCGATAGCGGGTGGTGCCACCTGAGTTGGCACCTGAGCCTCGCATTCTAGCAGGGACTAGGCCATTTAGACCCTTATTCAAAGCCATTGAAATTCCTCCTATATAGCCTTGAGTGGCCAGTCTTACCCATCGAAATGAGCGGACTTGCCCGTCCTTGCCCTTGTTCTGCTGGCATTAGTAATAGGAGCCCGTGAATCATTGTCTCTCATGAGGTTGTGATTAACTGCCTCATTGAGGATTCTGGTTCTTTCGGCTGACCTATTGAGCCTGTCTTCTCTCAGTTCAAGGGGGATCTTGGCAAGGGCTACATCCCCTCGAATAACACAACCAGAGAGACGACCGGCGTCAAGACCCTTGAAGTTACGAGCCATATCAGGGCATTCTTCCTCGGTCACAAATTCCCAACCTTCGTTAAGGCGGACACCGATATTCTTGGTATCCTCTTCGCCTCTGACTGAAATGCGGATCCACTTCAGGGCAAAGCCCTTGTCAAAGAATGCATCCTTGACATGTTCCGGAATGTCCAGCCAATTGGGACGTTCATATGTATTGAGACGGGAATCCCGATCTCGCTCGTTATCAGTTCTTGACTGTCTTTCAACTACTCGTGCCATGACTTATGTTTCTCCCACGCTTAACCGATGTTGGTATAGTCGCCAGCAGATCTCTCTGCCTTTTTCTTTTCGGCTGCATACCGTTCAAGTGGAATACCCCATTTCTTGGCAAGGCTGACATCTTCCTGAGTCAGTCTAACCTTGTTGGAGGGTGCCTGTCTGCGTGATTGACCGGCTACCACCTGAGTGGGTTTTGCGTCACCACCGGGACGAAGTCTGGAAGGAAGCTCCTTGGATAGTCTCCGATCAAGCTCCTCGTAAAACTCATCATCTCTGGGATCAAAACCCTCATCCTTAAGGGACTGATCCACGGCAAGGGCGATGGATGTACCAATCTTGTCCTTGCCAAACCATTCGTTCTTCTTGGCCCACTCCACGGCACCCTCGTCATACTGGGTTACTGCAGGGCGTTCCACGGTGTTTTGTACCGGAGCCTTGTGGGTATTTCTATTACCCATGATATCTGCATATTCAAGCATCTTCAACTCAGCCTGTGCTTCAGCAAGATCACTCTGGGCTTTTACCAGATTGTCCTTGTCTCCATCATCAAAAGCACGGGAGAAAGACATCTGAGCTGCCTCGACTCTGCGCTTGATCTCTTCCTTCTTGGAATCTACAGACTGTCTGCGATAGTCAGAGATATTCTTGTCTTTGTCTGAGAGGGCTGATTCAAGATACTTGATCTTCTCGACGGCAAGGGCCAGCTGTTCATCACGCTCCTTGCGCTGGGCAACAAGCTTTCTGATTCTCTTCTCAGCACCCTTGGTGTTGATACCCTTGAGTTCTTCAGGCTGTTCTTCCTGAATATCAACTTCTGTTTCTTCAAGTTCAATTTCTGGTTCAATTTGGGAAGGGGAGGCGGGATTCTTGGTATCAATGGTGTCCCAGCCATTATCATCATCATTATCATCAATCATTTTCTATATTCTCCGTTGGTGGCGAATCAATCGAATTACGCCGGTTAGTGTGAAAGATTAAACATTGGATCCAGACTTGATGGATCATCGACTACCATGGTGATTTCATCATCATAGCAGATAATTAGTCTGACACCCTTATATAGAAACTTAGCACCTGTATGCTTACCATAACAAACATGGTCTCCCGGCTTGCACCAAGGACCACGGGGGAACTTGTCAGGATCGGCGTAGGCAAGATCACCCACGGCAAGAACACGGCCAACCGTGGTCAGATACTTCATGTCATCCTTGGCCTTGTCTGGAAGAAGAATACCACCCTTGGTCTTTGACCGAATGGGGACAGGGCGAATCAGGAGACGATAACCGGGGATCTTTGGAAGGGGACTTGGATCAGGGATATTCGATTCTGAAAGCCAATCATCATTAAGAATTGACTTGCTTAGCTCTGGTTCAAACATGGTAATTAGAAATCATCCTCATCAGCTTGGGTGAGTCTTCTCTCAATATCAGAACACATGGAAATCACAAGTTCAAAACCGTGGATTATTCCACACATGCGCTGATACTCTGCATAGGTTTCACAAACACCCTGTGAGAGACTCGACCGAACATTGTCTAGTTCCTGTCGAATCTCCAGTTTGAGGTCTTCAAACATTCAAAATTACTTGGCGGTATATGAAGCTCTGTTGGCCATGGTGGGCTTGACGTTAT